TAGAGTTAAGGTATTAGAAGAAGAACTGAAAAATAAGTAAAACGTTTCAGAGTTTAGAAAGATACTTATATATAAGTTATAATAAATGTTATAAGGAGATATAATATGCCAGAACCAATTAAGTTTGATAAAGAAGAATTGGAAAGTCTACAAGATATACAAAATAGATATCAGACTAAGACTATTGAATTTGGACAATTAAATGTTCAGAAAATTCTTTTATCACAACAAATGGAAAGTTTGGAAAACCAAATTATTAATATGGAAAAGGATTACGTTCAGATACAAACTGATGAACGAGAGTTAGTTCAAAAATTAAATGAAAAGTATGGGCCAGGTTCATTAGACCCATCTACAGGAACATTTACACCAATAGAACAACCTAATCCACCACAACAATAATTTCAATAATTATCGTTTGGGAATTTAGCAACCTATTTATATAGGAATATGTTATATATTCGCATGCGTAAAAAAGATAACTAATTAATTAGGAGAAATATAATGGCAGAGAGAATCGTCAGTCCTGGTGTATTCACTCGTGAAAAAGATTTATCATTTCTTCCACAAGCAATCGGTGAGATTGGAGCGGCAATTGTAGGGCCAACACAAAAAGGGCCTGCTTTTGTTCCAACCATTGTCCGTTCATTTAATGAGTTTGTGGAGGTATTTGGTGATGTCACGAAAGATTTTTATACACCATATGCTGTAGAACAATATCTACGGAGTGCTGGTACGGTTACCATTGTAAGAGTTCTTGGTGAAGATGGGTATTCAAATGACGTAATTAAATTATATGCTATATCTGCAAGTGCAACGAGGTCTCTCGCGTATCTTGCACCATCAGCTGGTGGTAATAGTGGAGCGGGTGACTTATCAGTTTCTTCCATTACTGGAGGAGACATTGGGTCTAATGATTCTACACTTACTGTTACTGGTAGTGACGTATCAGCATATACAGCAACTATATCATTTAATACTGGTAGTGCTAACTACATTGAAAATGTATTTAGTTACGACGCTCAAACTTCAGTAGGAGCTGGTGGTACAACTGTTCCAGTTTACTTATATGCTAATTTTAAGAATGCTCAATCATCTTTGAATTGGGTAGGTACAGAAGCTATTTCAGCGTCTGTTGATACGATTAATTTTGCAAGTACAGATTATGCTAATGGATGTACACCATCCGTACAATCACAATTGATAAATGGAGCTCGTTTTAATTTATTTAAGATTAAAACTCGTTCACATGGTTCAAATGTAAATGATGACTTTTATGTTGTCATTTCCAATGTGAAAGCGGCTGGTAGTATAGCAGGGTCAGATTATGGTTCGTTTAGTTTAGCTGTACACAAAGTTGATGATGGTTCATTAGTTGAATCATGGCATAATTTGAGTTTTGATGCTACAAGTACTAACTATTTACCAAGAGTTATTGGTGATAGGTATGTAACTATAGACGCAAACGGAAAACTTACTTACAATGGAGATTGGCCAAACTTGTCCAATAACATTTACATAAGTGATTATTCAGCTCTCGAATTTGCACCAAAAACCGTAGTACCAATGGGTCATGGAGCTTTTACAAACCCAGTTCCTGGTGGAACTCACGTAAATGCGGCTCAGTTGGTAACACAACAAACAAGTGAGAACTTAGAGTTTGACACAACAATTCCATATGGATTTGACTTTAACTATTATTACACATATAATAATAATGGTACAGCTCATGATAACGTTTCTTATCTAGCACCTACACCAGTAAGTGCTGGAACTGGTAACAACGTTAGTATGTCCTTAGAAAATATGTTTGGTCATGCTTCTGCTTCAGCGGCTAGTGGTTATGCTACTGGTTCTGATAAGATTACATTGACTGGTTCACATATTAGTCAACGTAAGTTTGCTTTACCATTCCAAGGTGGATTTGATGGTATGAA